GTAAATCTTTCTAGGAAAGCATCATCAATGATCGAAGCAGCTGTAAATCTGCCGTCATCAGAACCTTTACCTTTTGTATTTGCTGTTGCAATAACATTGAATCCTTCAGCAGGATACACAATATCTCCAGTCTTTTTGACTAGGACTGGTTTGCCTTCAAGGATTCCTTGTAAGCACATGATTTTATTTGTTGCTCTATCGATCTCATCGAGGAGTAACACTGCGCCATTTTCCATAGCCTTTAAAACTGGACCTTTAGAGAAAACTGTTTCTCCATTGATAAGTCTAAATCCACCAAGTAAATCATCCTCATCTGTTTCAGGATTGATTTGAACTCTTATAAATTCTTTGCCGACTTTAGCACATGCTTGTTCGACCATAAAAGTTTTACCATTGCCAGAAAGACCAGCTATGTAAGTTGGATAGAACATATCTGATTTGACAATTTTTACAATGTCATGATAAGCTCCCCAAGCAATAAATGTATCATCAATTTGAGCAAAGTTTTTCTCTTCATTTACAATTGATTGCATTTGAGCTGCTTGAGCAGGAATACTATTAACAACTGATGTGTTTACCATAGTTTCTCTTAATGGCTCAATAAGACCTGCAAGATCATAAGTACCAATCTTGACTCTATTGTCCTTTTGCATAAGTGGATCCCAGTCTTTTCCTGAGTATCCGAACGATTCGCCAACTTCTACGATGGCGTTTTTTCTAAACTGAGTTTGATCAGGATATCTGATCGCAAGCTCTTTTAGAATTATTTCAGTTGATTTTTTCAAGTTATTCATAATATAGTTTTCTCCTTATCTTTATTATTTGTATATTATACCATAGTTCGGCGCATTTGTAAACGATTATTTTCACTTTTTTTGAAAATAATTGACAGAAAAGTGTTGATCTTATTCTGCAACTGCTTTACCAAAGTTAGTTAGCAATGTTTTGTTAAGCTTTTTAGACTTACTGAACTTTTTAAATGCTGTAGTCAATTGACCTTTTGAAGCATCTTCTGCTGTAACAAATTCTTCTGCATCTGTTTCTAGTCTTTTAGATTTTAAAACATAGAATTCGTTATAGCCAAGTGTATCTGTAAAAGTTACACATTTCTTTTTGTTGTATTCTTTTTGATACTTTCTCATATTGCTGCTATCGTAATATGTCTCTTCATCACAATCTTCAATTTTGTATTTAAAGTTATGAGCGCTGTCTGCTAAGAAAAAGCCGATTGTTGTACAACCAAATTTCTTTTGTAAGCTTTCAAGTAAACTTTGAGTACCTCTTTTTCTGGTATCTTCTAGTTTTACATGCTCGCCCATAATATTAACGAGTGCGCCTTTATAAGTTTCTGTAAGAGTGTAATCTCTTTTACTATTTTTGACTATGCTGATTCCATTTGTATCTCCATCAGAGATTACTACAAAATTCATATTGTCGATGTTGTTATTTCTTTTAAACTTATCGACCATTCTATGAGCAGCAATCAATGATTGGTTAAGAGGTGTTGAACCATACTCTTCTTGTTGAGCCAATACATATCTTTCGTAGAAACCCCACTCTTTCTTAGCAAGTATTTTTCTTAAATAAATGTGAAATAAAGCTTCTTCATAATCAGACTTTTTAAGAGTTGATGCAATGACTTGAGGTAATGATAATCCACCATGATGTATTTCAGATTCGATTTGAGATATTGAATGATCTATTGATTCTTCTCTATCCTCATCATACTTCCATTGGCTTAATCTTGGATTGCTATTCGTAAAACCGTAAACATCAAATGGAATATTGACTGCTTTACAGAAAACTACTAAGTGTAAAAGTTGATCCATTACATTCGTCATACATTCTGACATAGAACCTGAGTAATCAATTAACATCATCATTCCATGATTTTTAGCATCAGCTAATTTAGTAACTCTTGCAAATATATCGTCATTTGTTTTATATGACCATAATCTATTTACATCAATAGAACCTGTCTTTGCAGTTTGAGCTCTTGTATATCTGAAAGCAGCTTTTCTCATTTCGAATTCTTTGACAGCAAAGTTAACGTTTTGTTTGACTGTTTTAAGATATTGCTTGAATTCTTCTCTATGTTCATCAATTGATAACATGTTATCATATGTCCCAACAGCTTCATTGTATTGATCTAATTTAATTTGTCTTGCCTTTTTAAGATCTGCATATGGAGTAATAATAGCATCTCTTACGGGTTTACTAAATTCGTTACCAATAAGAGTTTGTGATCCATTTTCATTAATATCTAAGAGTGTATGCTCTTTTCTTCTGAATGATTCATCAGTTATTGAAACATCTTCATCGGGTTGACTTTGCTCCTCAACATTTCCTTGATCATTTCCATCATCATTGGACTCTGAAGTATCTCCTTTTGCTGAATCTTTTCCTTCTTCATCAGTTTCATCAATAGGATCTTGTTGTTCATTTCCAGTATCTTTTGTTTGTTCATCTTGACTCTCCATATCATCGTGGCCAGTTGGACTCATGTCATCATTTTCTTCTTGACCTTCAGTTTTATCTTGTGATCCCATAGGAGGAGGTGTCATAAGCTCTTCTTGATTTTCTTTTGTATAAGCAAGAATGTCTCTTACTAAATCAAGCACTTCATCAAATGTTTCTGTCTTCATAGATCTATTATAATAAACCATTTCCTCATCATTCATTGGTACTTCAAGATGAGCTCCAACTTTAGCCTTTAAGTTAATTTTATCGATAAGTTTAACTTGATCCCAATCGAGATCTTGATCAACTCCAAAAAAGTTATCATCAAATAGTTTTTTATATCCTCTGGCCATTGGAGCGACAAGACCAACATAAGCATCTTTAATATGTCTTTCAATTCTTGCGTCTTCAATAACATTGATATAAGTACGAGGACATCCTTCTAGTTTCTCAGGACTATCATGCCAACCTTCATATGGTGTAAATAAAGCATGTCCAACTTCGTGACCTATAAAAAGATCAGCAACATCTTTACCCATGTCTTTCCAAAGTGGAATACCGAGAACTCGATTTTTAATATCGAACCAAGCTGTTTTGTAATTACCATATTGCACAGTAATATTCTCTTTTGCAAGAAGCTTAGCAAGAGTGCTTTTGTGTTTTATCATATTGTTTCCTTATCTTGTATGTATATTATACCATAGTTCAGCGCATATGTAAACGTTTTTTGGTGAAATAATTGAAAAAACTTGACAGAAAAGTGTTGATCTTGAAAAAATGGTGCTGGATGCCGGATTCGAACTGGCCACCTGAGGTTTACAAAACCCCTGCTCTACCTAATGAGCTAATCCAGCATTATTTAATCTTCGAGAAGTTTCTTTCTTTAAAGAACTCTATCTTACTTCTAAACTTGTTCTCGAGTACGTCACCTTTATGTGATATAATAAAGACATTGCTTCCATCATCCAAAGTATCTAGAATCTTAGTCAGGTTATCTACTCCATCTAAGTCAAGACTTGAATCAAAAGTTTCATCAAGAATAAGCAGATTAGATGCCGCACTGTTCTTCATTTTAGCTATTTGTCTCCATGTAAAGAGAAGAGCTAAATCGATTCTTTGTTTCTCTCCTTCAGAAAAAGAAGCATAATTAAACGAATCACGATGACGAGATCGAATAGTTTCATTAAAGTTTTCGTCTAAATGAAACGATACAAAGAAGTCTAATACTTGTAGGTAACTATTAATTAATCGATTCATTACTGGCAAATATTGCTTAATGACTTTTGTTTTAATTCCAGTATCCTTAAGCATTTCTCCTATGACTTCATTATAGGTTCTTTCTTCTACATACTCAAGTTTCTTTTCTGTCGATGTTTCTTTACTCTTTCTTAAAGTATTTAATTCTTTCTTTGCTTTCGATACGTCTCCAGTTTGACCTTGTAGACCATCAATTTCTTTTTGCACTTTATTAACTTCTTTTTGCAAAAGAGCAATTGCATCATTATTACTATTTATCTTTTGTTGTTTTTGACGAAGCTTATTTAAACTATTAGAGACTTCTTGTTGTTCTACTTTAAGCTCACCAATATTCTTTGTTAAATCTTGTTTAGCATTTTGTATTTCTTTTGCTTTATCTTTTAAGAGCGAAAGCTTTTCAGTTTTCTTTTCTTCTTCAATGGGTTGATCACAAGTAGGACATTGATCATTTTCTTCATAGAATCTTGACTCATCAACTAATCCCTTTATCTTATCGTTAAATGACATGTCATAGGAATCAAGTTGAGAAAGTTTCTTAACCAATTCGCCGCTATGTTTTTCTTCAGTTGATATAGATGCTGAGAGATTCTTTCCAAGCTCTTTACTTTCATCAAAGAGTTTATTAATTTCTTCTTTATGTACCTCTATTGATTCTCTTTTCTTTTCTATTTGATCATCATTTAACTCTTGTAAGTCTTTGATATACTTACCTTGAGCATCCATTTTAGTTTTAAGAATATCAATTTGATGATTAACATCAGTTAATTCATCTTTGATTTTAGAGTTTCTTTCTTTTAACAGAGTATTCATCTTAGAAAAGATGTTAATATCTAATAAGTCTTCAATGATATTTCTTCTTGACCAAACTGGCAATTGCATAAATGGTATAAAAGAAGATGAACCAAGTACAACTACCTGGTGAAATGACTTATGATTTAGTTTAAGAATATTTTGCTCTAAGAACTTTTGATAATCTCTGGCATTAGATGCTTGATTAATCAGATTACCATTTTGATAGATTTCAAACTTACCTGGTTTAATACCACGTACAATCTTAAACTCATGACTTCCTATAGTCATTTCAACTGTAACAAGTGTACCTTTTTTATTAATACTATTGATCATTTGATCTTTCTTAATATCTCTATGGGGTTTACCAAAGAGTGCAAAGGATAATGCATCAAGTAAAGTTGATTTACCTGCGCCATTTTGACCAACAATTAATGTTGATGGTGTTTTATCTAATAAGATTTTTATTGGATCGCTTCCAGTGGATAGAAAATTCTTCCACTCACATGATTTAAAATGTATCATACTACCTCGAGGTTTTGTGCCTCCGTAAATAACTTACGTAATTCTGCTTTAAGATGTTCTTTATCTAAGTCAGTATCTACTGCTTCAACATAAGAATCTAAAAGTTCAGTCGTATCTTCGAGGGATATTTTCTCGTCTTCTACGCTTTCTCCCAAATACTCTTCAAAACTTTCAGCTATCTTAAGCTCATACGTTTCAATATTTTGTAATCGATCGACAAATTTATCGAACATATACAAGTCATTTTTATTTATAACAATCAGTTTAATGAATTTCTTTTCAAACTCTGATATGTCTACTTTGTCATAATCTGTTTTGCTATCATCATATATGACTTTCTTAAACATTGTAATTGGATTTCTTACTGGAGTCACTTCTCTTGTTTCAGTATCTAATATATGAAAGTATTTAGGATCATCGACATCTGCCCAAGTGAATTCCATTTGAGAACCAAGATAACTGACATTGCCTTGAGTTGATCTTGTATGAAAGTGTCCACTTAATACTTTTTCAAATCTTGAAAATACATCAGCACTCATACCATGTGGATTAGGCATCCCTGCCATCATGTCAAATCCTTTTAATTCCAAATGAGCTCCAAGTATTGGTGCACCACATTTTTGTGCGAACTCTGTATATTCTTTATAATTAGAATTATTAATCCAAGGTATTACCGCAACTTTAAGACCATCATAGTCTAATACAGTTGGCTTCATGATAATATTAACATTTGACGTAAAGTAACCAAGCAACTCTTTAAGAGAACAAAGCTCGTTTGTGTTTTTAAAATAGACGTCATGATTACCTGGAATGATATCCATTGTAATACCAGCATCTCGCATTGGCTCTAAGAAATGCTTACGATTAGCATTAAGAGCTTTAAAGTTAACAAACTTGCGATGCTCGTAATAGTCTCCTAAATGAAGAATGTTTTTGATGTTGTTTTCTTTTAAATAAGGAAAGAATATCTCCTGATAAAAGCGCTCTTGATACTGTAAGAAAATATCACTACTATTTCTGACACCACAATGAGTATCATTTAATATTGCTATCTTCATGCTTGTTTTGCGAGTCTCATCATACGTTTCTGAGCTTTCATAATTCGTCTTCCAGCCATTTTAATCTTTTCCATTTTATGAGCAATGATTACTCTGTGGACTTTACGTTTCTCTTCACGTTGAATTCTTTTCTTCATAAGACGTATATGTCTTAGATTTTGTTTTGTACTTACTTTTTTCATTACATAAATAACTCGAGCTTTTCTTTCTCTCGTTTTTTCTCCTCTTTGGCAAATTGCTTAATAGCTTGATCTTTAGTACGTATAGTACCAATCCTTTGTCTTAATGTATCAACATAAGCCATTGTTTCTTCAGCACCTTCGTTATCCATGCCCATAGCAACAAAGTCTTCAATACCCATCTTTTCAATGAACTTAAACTTGATATCTTGTTGTTTCTTTTCTTTGGTTATTCTACGAATAAATGCAAAATAGCATATTTGAGTAAAGTAACTAAATGCGTTAGGCTTACCTGTTCTTGTAGCAGTTTCGATATTATAATTGCCAATTGCTCTTAAACAGTTTTCAACAGCATCCATTACCATTTCTTCACGATAAGTGTACCTCACGAAGTTCGGTCTGTGAGACAGTCCTTCTGAGATTCGAATAAAGCATTTTGCTATATAATCAGGAACTGTAGGTACTGGCTTATCAGCTTTTCTACAAGCATGAGCTTCTACAGCATAATCCATAACGGCTTCAGAGAATTCTCTGTTATTGACGTAATGAGGTTTATCTTTTGGTTTAATTTGAGCCATATATTTTCTCCATAATGTATTATTATACCATACTTTTGGTGAAATGTAAACGATTAATTTATTTTAATTATTTTCACTAAAACCGTTTACAAATGCCTGTTTTTATGGTATAATATATTATCACCCGGAGCGGTAGAGGTATA